TGAAATTGCCAGTCACTGTGCCTAGGGATGCGTCGATAAACTTGCCGCCGTACTCGCCGGCGAGCTGACGATTAGATCCGGTATTCATAGGGGGAACTTCTGACTGCTTCTTTTGGCTCCTTCAAATCCAACTTGCAAGCGAGTACCTGTCGATTTCACTCGCACCTCGGGATTGTCACGCTCTACCTCGTTCAAAAATTGAGAATCTTTCCAGCAATCGTACCCGTACTTGGTGCCCCAGGCATGGTACAGAGTGGGGTCGATACGCATCCGAAGGCGACCGATACCATCAACGGACCGTGTGTCTCGTTGGGAATCCTTGGCGATGCGGGTTTGATCGATGCCAGCCTTCACCCAGTCCTTCTGGATGCCCGACTGGAACTCCTTGATAATGGCCAGGCGCAATTCGCCGGGCATATCGTCGAGAGCATTTGCGATTACGGATGCTGCAGAATTATGTGCCATGAGAAAGGAAAGAGGGGAAGGCCCCGGAAGGCCTCCCCCATTAAATGAGACTAGCTTGCGCCGTTGAAGAAACCAAACCCAGACGGGTTTTTGCAAACCAAGCCAGCAATAGCCTCAATCAGTCGGGCAGGACCGCCGCCGGCGTCAGGCAGGTTTTTGACCTGGGGCAGTTTGGCGTAGCGAACCTCGACCATGTCCATGGGAATCACGTAGCCCTTGAAGGCCTGGGCGGTGAGCGAGGTGCTGGTCTTACCACCGACAAAGGTCGACGGGTGTAGGATCAACCGACCGAAGTCGCCCTCAAAGATGTCGATGGACGCCTTGAAAGTATCGGCACCGAGATCCTGATTGAAGGTGCGGACGCTGGTAGCAGCAATGGTGCTGCTGTTTGCGGTCGTAGAGGTGGCACTGGCCGTCAAGTTGGTGAACGCACGCTTCAGCGTGGAACCCAAGATACAATCGTAGTCGCGGAAGGTGCCGGTGACGCCGTAGATGGCGGTCAGCACGTTCTGGACGGTGGACTCGGTGAACGAGGCAGTGGCCGTGGTATCAATGGCACCAGTGGCCGGCAGGAACGAAGAACCGGATGCGCAGGCACCGATGTTTGCGGCATTGGTGCTGTTCAGCCAGTTACCAAGAGAGCCGGTCAAGTAAGGCACCGAACCGTTGTCAGCCTGAGCAGCCTGGTTGGTGCACATGAAGGTCGCCTCCATGGAGCGCTTGAGCTCAACCAAACGCTTGGCAATGCCGTTGGCGAGTTCGTCGGTTACACCGGCCACTTCCTGCGTCTCGGCGATAAAGCCAACGCGCAGATCATTACGGAAAGCCTGTCCGTAGTTGTTGAGGCGGGTACGTGATGCCACTGGGTTACCAGCGCTGGCGACTGTCACGTCAGTACCGTCAACCACACCGGCCAGTACAGGCACAGCATAATTGTCGACCTGCCAAGAGAACTGCATATTCCCGATGTCCTTGCCCTTTGGGGCCATGGAAACAAACGGGGTCGACTTGGCGTCGACGATGGCGATGTAGTCCGCAAGATCTTCGCGGGCGGAGGAGGTTGAAGCGAGCGGCACTGAGCCGCCCTGGTTTGGTTGTAGCAGGGGCATGATTTAGAGCATCCTTTTGAGCACTTGAGCTAACTCGGTTGTCGTTCCTGACTTTCTGAACTGCGACTTGGCGTTGTCTAGGCCAACTTTAGCCGCATCCTTCTTTGGAGGTATTGCGGTGGGTCGACCTGGCTGACTGGGTGCCTTGACCATTGGGCGGGTTGCAGATGGCTTGTTCTTGGTGTTCTCCAAACGCAATTTGCGTCCGGCAATGAAGTCTCCAATCAGCACCTGGTACTCTGGCAGCATGGCAATCTGTGGCAGTTGCCGCATAACAGCCTGCGCCTCGGTGTACTCGGCAGCCGAACGGTCCTTCCACCAGGGGTAGAGCTGTTCTGCGATAGGTTTGATCTGCTGATAGTTGTCCAAGAAGCGGGCTCTGGATGGGATATGCAGGTCTATGGCGTCTTCTACACGCCGTTTGATCTGCTTCACATCGTCTGAGCTGTACTCCTTGCCCTCTATTTCGCAGCCATCAATGTTGTCCTCGCACCACCGTTTCAAATTCCGGGCTTTGCTCCACTCATCATTGAGTTTGGACACTTCCCATACATCAGAAAACGGGTCTGCAGCGGACTGCACTGAGGTTGGCCTATCGGTATTCTGCTCCAGCTTGGTCTTGGTGTCGTTGAGTTCACGTTCAAGCGATTCGGCCCTCTCCAACGCCTCTTTCTTCTGGCGCGTGAGCTTGTCGATTCTCTTACGGTAACCCAGCGATTCCTCGTCGCTGTTCTCAGTCTCGGAAAGAACATCCTGCTCAGGCGACTCGGCCTGAGCGTCCGTTTGTTCTGCGGTCGGATCCGCATCCTCGGCCTCTGGATCCGCATTCGCGGTCTCGGGCTCTGGCGTTGGTTGCTCGACGGCTGATACCTTGTCTTCCTCCCCACTGAATCGTGACTTCAGCAGTTTTGCCAACGCCGACTCGTCGAACTGCATCGGGTTGATTGGGGGCTGTGCCGTGTTTTTAGACAGGGTCGCTTCCTGTGTGTTTTGGATGTCCATGCTTTTAGACCCTGCAAGCCGGGTATTGTGCGCCATGGTTGTTAAGGCCAACCAAGAAGCCGTTGTTGTAGTGAGATATCAAGAGTGATGTTAAGTCAATCCCTTATCACTTCTTAGTGAGCCTATAAAAAGGCTCAAATCTTGTATGGCAGCAACTCGACCGCAATTGAATGCCCGATCTTCGGATGATAGATTTGGCATCACAGCCGAGCGAATCTCGTCATCTGTTGCGTCGGCAATAATCTGCAAAAATGCAGCAATTACTGGGTGCTCATTGGAAACTGAGAGCGCTTCGGCCAGTTGTTCTTGATTCAGTCTCATTGCTGGACTCCTAGTCTACCTGTCACAGCGTTTTGCTGCTGTTGAACCGAGAACTGTAGGTTTTCGATGTATTTTTGCAAGTTAGCCTGGAACAACTGGTCCTGTTGGAGCTGTTGTTGGTACTTGGGATTGCTCTGCAGCACCTGTTGACTGAATTGCAGGCGCATAGCTGCGGTGGGGTCGTTCTCGCGTAGGTTGGGCGGATTACCGAGGCTGATGAGCGCGATCTCGTCGTTGGTTTCACTGAACATCTTCTGGCTTGCAGGCCCTTGCTGCATGATTAACTCGCTGGCGAGGTTAGGATCAATGGCCCGGAGTGCAACCGAGATCAGTTTAGCCCGGTCGATGACGCCGGCAGTGTCCAGAGGCAGCACCAGGCTTGAAATAGCCTTGAGCTTCTCGGTTACGAGGTCGGTTGAGAGCTCCCGGATGTCGAATTTCAGCATTACATCGAAGTCCTGAGCGTTTTCGGGCACTTGTACCTGGGATGACGTGATGCGTTGGATCTCTTCAGGGCCAACGTACTGCAGAGTCAGAGTCAGCACCTGGCGGAAGGCCTCGGTCCAACCATGCAGCCAGTTGTTGATGATGCGTTGCTGACGCATCTGGGTCACCGCGGGGGCCACCTTCTCCGTTGGTCTCCCGAAGTACCTGTCAGTCTGCGCCTCAATGGCTGCAATGAGCTGGAAGGCCACTCCAGGCTCACGGGCGGGCGGTTGCAGGAACCCAATCTCGCCGCGGCGTAGCACCGGGATCTGGATGGCCGGCCCGATCTTAAGATTACCGCCCCGGGTCTTGGGCACCTCAATGGGAGGCAGGGTGGTTAGCGAGGTGTAATCGAAGATCGAGTCGCGCTGCGCCTTGACCTCATGCTGCCAGGTTGCGCAAACCTCGGGCACACCGCGGGACTCCGTAATCTGGCGGTGGATCAGTTCCGAGCGCCAGACGACAAACGGATACTGGCCATGCGCATAGTCCAGCAGATCAAAGTAGCCCCACTTGTCGCCTACCTGGGGTGAGAAAACGGTGTACCACACTCCCGGAACACCGTCGGAGTCGACGCTCTTCTGGTAGGCGTAACAGACTTCTATGAGGTTCTCGCGGTCGAGGATGGAGTTCTCGGCCAGGCCAACACTGTAGGTGAAGTCCGAGTAGTCCGAGAACCGTCCCATCGTGTTGATAGCCTCCTGCGCCCATTCCTCATCCCATCCGTCGGTCTCGACCTTGTTCAGTAGCTGGGCCTCGGTCATGTAGTAGCGCCGGAACACCACACGGGCACTCTGGATGTCGGTAGTTTCGGGCGGGAACACCAACTCGTCGTAAGGCGACAGGGCCGCAATCATCGGCTTGTTGGTGGTCATTGTGGGCACAGGGAATGAGCACTCGCCATCAGTCCTCAAGTCGCGGACAGCCCGCAATGCACGGCGCTTCTTAAGATTGGGGAAGGCAGTGAGCAGCAATTCTGCCGATTGATCGTCGGCCTCCGGGTTGGCAATCAGGTTTGGCATATCGGCCAGCACCGAGCCCTCGGGCGATTGGGCGGCCAATGCCATGATTTGGTCCATGGTCAGTGACTGGTCCTTTTGTCCCAGTTCCTGCTGCCAGGTTACATGGACGCCGGTCCATCCGTAGGTCCACAAGTACTGCGACAGCAACTCGACCTCACGGGTCAGGTCGTTGTACATCCGGGCGTTCATAGCCCAGTCCATTAGGTTGTGCGCGGTCACAGCCTGGTCGAGCTGGCTGACGTTGGTGGGGCTGACCCGGAGCATTGAGCGCCAGAAGGATGTTGAGCATAAATCCACCAGCCCATTTATTACCTCGTCGGCCAGGGGGATGCGCGTGTCGGATGCACCGTCCCACGGAAACGCCGGCTTACTTCGATTGGCGTCGTTCCATTTCTTGCCGTCCTCGGTTTGACCGGGCCATCGGCAGAATCGAACCGACTCGACACGGTCCACCCGGGCCGATGTGCCGTAATCAGTCGCGCTGCGCCTTAACTCCTCGGTGAGCGCTGACACATTGGGCTCATCGCCGACCCGTGCCATTACGTCCGCTGACTGCTTATAGGAATCTCCTTGCATAGTGTCTTTTGTTAGTATCCACCGCCGCCGCGGCAATCAAAGCCCCCTTGGCCAACGTAAGCAAGGCCCGAGACCAAAAGCATACCGATGCAATCAATAGGATCCTTGGATGCCCCTTTCTGACCATCCCTGCCTGTGTGCTCTGATAGCGCATAGATCAGGTTGCTGCAGTTCTTGACCACATACAGCGCCGGCTCGTTTAGCGGGGTAAGTTCCTGCGTAGCATCGTAGGACAACAGGCTGTTAATAGCGCTCGTCCGCTGGTCCACAGGCACTCCTGGGGCCGGCACAAAGGCCATCCCCTCGTCATTGGGATTGTCCGATTCAGCCAGTAGGTCGATGAGTGTGGTGCCCCCTTGTTCCGATAGTGCCGGGCTACCTCCGGCCTTGGGATCAATCAATCGCATCACAGGCTCCCCATAGCCTAGCTCCGCCTCAATGGTTCTAAACATGGTCCGATACTCCGAGATTGACCGGCCTGCATCCAGTGTCTGTGCTGGGCCTGCCTTGCCGTCATGTTTCTCCGATGGGAACGTCCACTCGCCATAGTTGGCGTAATCCGGGAACTCACGCACCACGATCCGCCTGCCATTCTCGTAGACCAGCATCCACATACAGTACCAGTTCCGCGCTCCGGCAGGGTCGCACACCATATATAACGTCCCCCCAGGAGGCACGGCCTCGGGCTCAATGCAGTGGATGTCGACTCTGAACCTAGCGAAGGCCTTCCCAATGTTGTCACTGGCCCACCCATAGGCCCGGGTCAATATCTGTCCCATAGGTGCCGTGACCAACTTCGCCTTCATCTCGTCGAACGGGTTGTACGGGTTGTTCTCGCTAAAGAAAAACACCGTCCGCCTATTGGTCTGGGCCTGCACCATTGTCCTAGCCGCCTTGCCCACAGGCCATGTAGGTAGCGCCTGCTTGCCCTTCAGCAGCTCCGCATCGTCGAACCGAGTGATAGCAGAGCCGGCGGTGTATTCCTTGTAGACACTGGCTACGCCCTCCAGTGGAGTCTGGGTAACCAGTAGCTTGCCGCGGCGGGTAATAAGCCGGTAGCGCAGCGTCTCAACCCATGACTGTGGCACCAGCTCGTCGCACCAGATCATGTCCGCCTCCCGCCCCTCGATAGTGTTCTCCGATTG